TGCGCATGGCGGTGACCCAGAGGTCAGCGGCACGACCAGATTCAATTCGCACAGACCTGAAAGCCGTAACTCTCAGGTGGCGGGCGCGGTTGGGGTGGAACGTTTCCAGGCGTTGGCCTGTTTGCCAATTGAGGTGGTGACCTCAATCGCGGTGGCGTGCTGCGTGATGCTGATGAATCGACTCTCTTTGAAAAGCCGCATCAGGAACTCGATCACCTGGACCTTCTCGACCAGCAACGTCAGGTGTGGGCGCTTGTCAGGCGTCGCATTGGCTCGTGCGATCAACATCAGTACGTCGATACACTCATCGATGACGCGTTTCCCGAGAGACTGCTTCAGGTCGCGCGGTATGTTGCGGGTGAGGTTCGTGGCCATCTGGAGCAGGCCCAGCGAAACTTTGTAGATCTGCAAATCCGTGTGCATCGCCATAAGGCTCGCTCTCCAAGAGCAACCGGCCGCAAGCGACCGGATTAAATAAGCAAATTAATCAATCAATTGACTGCGGACGGGGCGGACACGGAGCTCGTTGTTCTTGGCGTGGTAGTTCTGAATGCCATCAACGAAGAGCATGAAGAACGCGGTGTGGGCGGAGCGCTGCGAAGATGACCAGTACCAGGTTGGCTTGAAGGCTTCGGCGCCGCCAGCTTGGAAGGCGGCCAATGTGGTCTGCACTGGAGATTCTTCGGTGTGCAGCAGGCCAACAGGCTCGCTGTTCGGGTTGTCACCGCTGCGACCGTACTGCCAGTTCGCTTCGGTGGTCGGTTTGAAGTGGCGGTATTGCAGCTCCTGCACGTCACGCGCTGGGATCGCCCAGTCGTTGAAGCCGCCGATATCCAGAGCCAGCACCTGCTGCGCCAGTTTGCTGCCAGCCGCTGCCATGGCTTCGGTGTTGGTCCGGCTGTTGGTGAAGCTGTCGGCACCTTCGGTCTTCTCGCCGTACTCGCCCCAGGTCCCGCTGAGTTCGTGCTCGGCGCCGGCAGTGATGTTCAGGTAGCGCTTGCCGGTGTCCGGGTCACGGGTGATGCCGCTGAAGAATCCGCCGCCGAACGCCTGGCCGATTTCAGGGATGGTCACTGCTGGTGCTGCTTGAGCTACTGCGGACATGGTCTTTCCTCTTTTTTCGAAGGCAACAAAAAAGGCGCTGCTGCGCCCGGTGCCGGATCAAGAACGGATGAATGAAGGATTAAATAAAGAATCTGCGGACGGGGCGGACACGGAGCTCGTCGTCCTTGTCGGTGATGAGCTGAATGCCATCATCGAAGCTCATGAGGAATGCGTAGGTGGCGGAGCGCTGCGAACTTGACCAGTAGTAGCAGTCCTTTGCGAACAGTTCCGGCACGTTAACCCAGCAGTGGTACAGCTCGGCGCAGGCCGGCAGGTAGAAGTCGTGATGGTCATCATCTTGGTACTCGGCGCAGGCATCGGCTGCTGGATACTTTCTCTCGTCGTCGTTGCCAATCAGCACCTGCGTGTTGGTGTAGCCATCGGTCTTGCTGAGGCCTTTCAACTCAACTCCGCGTCCGCCCCACTCAAGGCTGCCGACGTCCTTTTTTGCGATGATCAGGTAGTGCGCTGGGACATCGCCGCGAGCAGCTACCAGCCCGCCGTTGAAACCACCTTGGCCTGGCCACTCAGCGCCAAGAGCGGGCACCGAGTAAGCATTGATCGGCTGAACGTTGGCCGGCGGCAGAACCTGAGCGAACACGCTCGCTACTGCCAACTTTGCCAGCGAAGAAGCCGGCATCTTGATCGTGGCGTCGCCGTGCTTCAGGGTGATCATTTCGGGTTTCATGTGATACCTCGTTGGTTATGCTTCGATGCCGGTCTTGGCGAATTCTTCAAGCTGTCGCGACTGCTTATCGGTGATGACGATTTCAGGTCGCGACATGGTGGAAAAGCGGGCGGACTCTTCGGGAGGTGCGACGGCGAGATTGATCAGCAGCGTCGACACCGTCTCCTGCCATTCCTCGAAGTCGTGACGCTCGCCCAGCACCTCAAGTGCATCAGCAAGCGCCTTCGACACAATCAGCGTGCGCTTCTCGGCGCCGATCCGATCCAGCAGGGCACGCTCCTTGGCGCGTTTGTCCTTCTGAATGTCCGCGTTGCTCTTGGCCATGGCCTGCCTCTTCAATTCCGTGGGCTGGTAGATCCAGCCATGTCTGTCGTCGCCGCTGGCGCACCTGGTTGTTGAGTCGTCTCACGGTGGGCCTGGGAACTTGATGCTGTTCTCACGGGCGATCAACCTGGCGCGCTTAGCGTCCATACCCATCTCCTTGGCCGCCTCGATGACTGTCTTGCCTGCGTCGGCCAGCTCCTGCAACTTGGGTGCGTCCTTGTCCCGCGCGGTCTTCAGCTTGTTGCTGCGAGTACTGCTGATCGGTCCTTCCTTTTCGCCGGTGACGCCGGCGGCGATCTCTTGCACCGACCGGCCAGCGCCAAAGTATTGATCCATCTGCTGGTTGAGATTCGCGATAATCGAGTCTCGCGGGTTGGGCATTGGCACGCCGATCATTTCCGCTCACCTGACAGCGAGAGCTTGATGCCATCGGCGCGTGCTTCCAGTACCTGGGCCAGATTGATCGCTTCCTTCCACGTCCAGCGGAAGCCCTTCACGTGGCCGGTGGAGCGTTCGACGATGTGATAGGCATTGCCCTTCGTGACAACCTGGTAGCGAATCTCTTGCACGGGCTGATCCTTGCCGATCATGGCGTAGAACGCGGCGGTGGCGATGCTTGCACGAGCACGCAGGGCGGCAACCCCGTCGACTCGCTGTTGAAGTAGTTGATGCATGGCGATTCCTCGGTGGGGTTGCGTGTATTCGTCAGCACTCGGGCCTCCTGCTGGTTGCCGTTGAGCGCAGGGGAGAGTGCTGACGGATAAAGGCGTGGAAAAAGAAAGGCCCGTGGACGTTCGGGCCTTTCACAGATGCAGTGATCGCTGGGCTATGGTCTATTTCATGATGGTCATCCTCCTATTGCTCGCTCACTGGGCAGGCAGTGGCCACCTATTGAAGCTGCATTGGAATGTCGGTCCACACCATTTTCTGCAATCGACGTCCGGGTATTCGCCACATTCTGATTGCTCTGGAGATGCTTTTTTCATGACCCGCCGACATTCCGATGCAGCCTCTTTCGAGGTGTCGGGCAGTTTTCGTCAGGCTGACGTGGCGCTGGTTGTTCAGTCGTAAATGCCGTAGCTGAACTCATCCTCATCGCAGTCGACGATGATCTTCGATGAGCCGAAGTAGAGCGCAGCGACCATCTTCTCGAATGGAGAACGGAATCGCAGGGTCTGACTGATCTTCTCGCCATCGATTTTGGCGGAGTACACCGTGCCAACCTCGCGACCCTTCTCATCCCGATCCTTGCCGTGACGGTCAAAGCTGATGTGGATGGCGTTGTCGAGCATGTATTCGCTGCGCTCGGAGCTTCTGGAGTAGCTTGAAACACCGTGATCTTTGGGTTTCTTGTCGAAGTAGATATGCAGGCCACCGTAGTCAGATGGCTGGAAGCGAATATCTGGATGCTCCCAATGATCCTCGGCGGCGGACTCTTTGTGGTCCTCGACGAAGGCTTCCATCAGGGCCTGCAGGCTGATCACTTCCGGCATTGCGTCCTTGTTGAGCACTTCGTCGATCTGCTGTTGCGCCAGTCGCACCATGTCAGCCTCGACGCCGCTGTTTTCCCATTTTTCCTTGAGCGCGGCTGCGATCATCGCGTTGTATCGGGTCAGCTCGAAGATTTCGGTCAAATTGGCTGGCAGCGCGGCCTTGATAGCCTCCTCGACCTGCTTGCCCATGTCGCCGTAACGGCCGAAGCAGCTGTCGATTACGCTGGTAAACATTTTCTTGACGTGGTCGTCGATGATTTCGACCGGCTTATCGCTGGCTGCGAAAGCGGTGACGCGCTCAGCGAGAAGCTGTTGAAGTGTTTGTTCGCTCATTTGGTGCTCCGTGCTTGTCTGGTTGTCATCCCGATGCACCCTGTCGCCAAGGTGCAGCAGTGATGCTTTGCCGTCGTTTAAGCGATAAAAACACCATCAGTAGATTCCCCAGCTGGGCCTTGAGGATTCGGGCAGTCAGCCAGGCCAACGATTATTTCTCGGCGCATCGCCTCGGCGACCAGTGCGGTCTGGCGGTGAACGCCCAGCTTGAACATGGCGTTGGATATCCGCTTGACCACCGTCCCAGGCTCGACATCGAACGCCCTGGCTATCTGTTTGGCGGTCAGGCCTTGGGCAACTGACAGCAAAAACTGGAGCTCTCGTCGCGCCAGGCCTCGGCCGAGATGGCCGATCCATGTGCCGCTTTTGATTGTCGATTCCATACTGTTTACCTCTCGGTTGTTTTCCCAATGCACCCGGTCAACCAGGTGCATCAGTGAAAAATTCCGGTGTTTCGTGCCTCCGTTACTGGCCACGGTCGGCTGGGCTGAACACCCGAGGAGTCCTCGGTAGTTCGATCTCGCTGCACGTCAGCCGGGTTTCCCCACCACTCCCCGTCGTCGCACATTTCGTGTTCGATGCTGTTACGGGTGGCTGTGCTGCTTCGCGTCCTCCATGTGGGAGTCCGGCCAGTTCCAGAGCTGGCATGGTCGACGGTTTAGCTTTCTCACCACCGGCATGCCGGTACGTCGCTGGGTCACGTCTGACTGTTAAAGAGCGGCGGGTTTCTTGACCCTTCGCGGCTGGCCCCTGATTGGGTGCCGGTTGCGATGGAGTTAAGTTAACCGGCGGTTTATATCTAGTCAATACCGCCGGTTAATTTATTTTTCGTAACGATGGCGTATGCTTTGGCTAAAACTGGATGCATATACAGTATTTGGAGGCGGGAATGGCAAAGGCGAAGAAGCAAGCGAAACCAGTAGAGCGAAAGGAGATCAGCGGAATTGAGAGGCTTGGCCTGCGCGTCTCGTCGATGATTAATCACCCTGTGGCGCAGGTTCAGCGCTGGGTGACGATCCGCCGCCTGGACACGGACGGTGATCGGGAGTGGGAGGAGGTGATGGGCTTGTTATCCGAAACAGACGGCATCGACATGATTTTCAACGATGACGAGTCGGTGACGCTTAAGTGGGAGGCGAGCGCCGAAGAGGACCGCCCATTAGGGGCGGAAGAGGCATTAATAGAGGAAGAGCTAGCGCCTTTCTGACAGACCCAAAAAAGCCCGCTTAGTGGCGGGCTACGGGCATCAGTGTCGACTTATCCGCAATCATTGATTCCGAACCGCATGACGGATAATTGTGCTGCATCTGGTTCCGCTGGTTTCACATAGACCTTTCCCTTGGCGGACTCTATGTCATAGCGGATAGATATAGCGCTGTCGTTTTTGCCTGATATGTAGAGAACGGCGGACCCTTTCTCAGTTTGGAGCCATCCGCTTTCCAACATAACTGAGTCGATCCTGGCATAACCCCTGCAACTAGGACTAGCACTGCCCAGGCCGTCCAGTATTTTACCGCCCAGCTGCCGAACGAGCTTCTCGCCGGTTTTTTCAAAAGCAGCATGCGCTTCCAATTTCTGAGCCGCGTATCCACAAACAGTCAGAAGGATAACAAACGCTCCAGCTTTCTTAATGAAGGCCAAGTCAGGACTCCTTTCCGTGTTAGTTTTTCTGCCAATCACACTAGGTGAGCATTCCACACTAGCAGCACGCGAGCCTGAATAAAGGTCATATCTCGGCGAATCAACCGATCTTTGTGCCGGGTGTTGTCGGAGATCATCTCAAAGTGATCTTCATCGGCTACCTGCAGGCGCTTGATATAGATATGGTCGTCCCACGAAAATAGATATATTCCGTCACCAACGAACTCGCGAATGTGTACGTCGACGATCAGCGGATCGCGGTGTTTAATCGTCGGCTCCATCGACTGGCCCCAGCCGGTGACCATCTTCAAATGGAAGTGCTCTTCAAAGTCCACGCCCAGCTCGCGCAGATGCTTTGGGCTTACCCGGACGTCCTGAAACATCTCTGGGTAATCGGCAGCGATCTGCCCGCCACCCATCGCAGCTCGGATGTCGTAGTGAGCGATCCACACCTCATCTCCGACCTGGCCGGGGCGGGAGAAGTCCGCGGTTATGACGTTGCTTGGCTCCTCAGCGGCAGCGAGAAGGCGGTTTCGAGCTTCAGCTGAAAGCCCCTTCCCCTGCCTCGCAAGCATTTGACGAACCATGTCTGCGGCAGACGTGCTCTCTGATGAAGCGCTCATTTGCTCCCCAGCGCTTGTAAGTCCGCTGATTTCAGTCGCCAGCCTCTTGCTGAATCTCTCAATAGGCACGTCAAGTAGGCGCGACAACATGGCTGCAAACTTCACATTCAGCGGATTGGTGCCGTTCAGGTACATCGCGACAGCGGCTGCAGAGATATCCGCAGCTTCTGCAAGGCTTGCTTGAGTGAGACCGAGGGCGTTCTTTTTCGATACGAAAAGCGCCTTAGCGGCGTCGCACTCAGCTTTTAACTCTGGGGAAAGTTCTTTCTTTTTACTCATCCGTGAAATTTAACCGTTGGTTAATTTATTTGCGGCAACCGGCGGTATTGCTAGAAGACTAACCGGCGGTTAATATTGATCTCGAAAACAGCCATTCGAGATTTCCAGAATGAAGCAGATCCCACTTACAGAGCTGGTTGCTACGAAAGGGCAGGCCTTTGCGGCCAAGGCTCTTGGGGTCAGCCCTGCCGCAATCAGCAAGGCCATCGCAGCTGAGCGAAATATTTCCGTCACCTGCAATCAGGATGGGACTTTTGAAGCGCACGAGCTCAAGTCCTTCCCGGCGCAGACCGCCCCGAAGAAATCAGCCGCCTAACCCAGCCCTGTCACACCGACCCCGGAAGTGAACCAATGGCCTACAAAAACAAGACGCATCGCAACACCCATCAGCTGAAGTCGCGCCTCAATGACGCCGCTTACGCCGCTCTCGAGGTTGAAGCGTTGGCGCGTGAGATTCAGCCGGGCGCCTTGGTTCGCGACCTCACGCTGGCGGCTCTGCGGTTCAAGGAGGATTACGGGTACTTCCCGTTGGTCGATGACGGCGAGTCGGACGAGTTGGATGGCTTTCCAGCGCTGGGTGAACTGGCCCGCGAGCTGAAAATTCAGCCTGGTGCGCTAGTTCGCGACCTCATACGTGCGGCCCTGAAAGCCAGGCGAGAGCAGGACACGATTTCCCAGGTTAACGACAAGAAACTCAGCGCCTGATTAGGCCATGGAGGAGGCGCCAATGCCTGCAATACACGAAGTAGGGCAGTACACGCAGGACGAGAAGGACGAGCTTGAGCGCTGGGCTGACGAGGTCGGTATCGGCATGGATCAGCTGGCTGATCGAATCCTGCAGATGACAGAGCGAGCGGTCGAGCGGCGCAGTGCTGCTCGCCTCGCATCAGATAAAGCCACCTTGCGAAACCGTCTCTCGGCTCACTGCGCACAAGTGGCGCAGACAGAAAACGTGGTTTCGATTTTCCCCGTGAGGTAACGGTCCGGCCCCTTATTAGGGGCCAGCGCAGCAACGATTGGGCCAAGCGAGGTTGGCACCTAATAAGGGGCCAAGAAGAAAAGAAGGTCATGGGTTCGTCCCTGGTCGAGCTGATGAAACAAGTATCGGATTTAGCAGGGAGCTGGGGTAGTGCACTGGAATGGCTGTTGATTCATCCAGTACTCAAATGACAGGCACAAAAAAGCCGGTGGCTAGACCGGCTTCTTTAAAACGTACAACTCTGAGGGGCCATTATGAACACGATCGTCGCTCCAAGCAATACGGTCACCATGTCGAGCCGGGAGATTGCTGAGCTCACCGGAAAGCAGCACAAGGACGTCATTCGTGACATCCGTGTGATGCGCAAGGCACTGGCAGACGATGGCGCAGATTTGCGCCATCTCCAGGAGGTCAAGGATGGGCGGGGGTACACCGCCGAATTTCACCTTGATCGCATCCTGACTGAAACCCTGCTGACCGGCTACAGCATCCCGCTTCGCCATCGTGTCGTGACACGTTTGGCCGAACTCGAAAACGTGTCACGACAGGTTGTCACGATCCCGCAATCCCTTCCCGAAGCCCTCCGCCTTGCCGCCGATCTGGCAGACAAGAACGGTGAGCTGCAGCGCCTGGTTTCAGACCAGGCCCCGAAGGTCGCCGCCATCAAGCGGCTCGCAGCTGCAGGCGGAGCAATCTGCATCACCGACGCCGCCAAGCAGCTTGGTATGGCTCCGGCGCGCCTATTCGCATGGCTTGAGCAGCACCGATGGATATTCCGACGTCACGGCTGCAAGCGCTGGGTTGCTTATCAGCCGCGTATTACCACCGGCCACATGACCCACAAGGTCACCGCTTTGAAGCCAGACCCTGAAACCGGCATTGAGCGCGCTGCGTTCGATCCCATGGTCACCCCGAAGGGCCTTACACGTCTCGCTGAACTAATGCAGGAGGCCGCGTAATGGCCGGCGACTGGATCAAATTTGAACTCACCACCCTGGACAAGCCTGAGGTCTGCCAGATTGCAGACCTGGCCGATATCGATCCTGACGCGGTCGTCGGCAAGCTGATGCGCGTGTGGGGCTGGTTCGACCAACAAACCGAAAGCGGTAACGCTCCGAGCGTTAGTAAAAAGTTACTGGATCGCCTCGTTGGCGTTATCGGTTTCTGCGAGCACATGAAGTCGGTCGCTTGGATGATCGAACTAGACGGTGTGATCAGCCTTCCGCATTTCGACCGACATAACGGTAAGACCGCTAAAAACAGGCTTCTCACGGCAAAACGAGTGGCAAACCACAAGGCGAGCAACGGTAAAACTAACGCTGTGAACGTTAGCGATGCGTTACCTAAAGAAGATGTAGAGAAGAATAAAGAACCTCTCTCTGCGCAGGAGCCGGTCGATCCTCGCATGCCCAGCGAAATGACCCTCGACTGGGTTCCGGATGAAACGCTGCTGAAAACCTACGCCTTGCACCGAGGCTTGTCTCTCGATCTGTTCACCGAAGTCGTCCGCGTCGCATTTACTGCTCACTACGAGCCTCAACACCAGGTCAACACCCAGGCTGAATGGGTGGGCATGTTGGTCAAGTGGGTCAACAACGACAAAGCCCGGGCAGCGGCTTCGAACGTGAAGCAATTTCCTCAGCGCTCTGCAGCAGGCCCAGACTTCGAAGATAAAACGTGGGGCGATGATATGGGCGGTGCGCTATGAGCCAGCCAAAAGCCCCAAGAAGCGCTGCAAAATTGCTGGTCGCGGCAGGCGCAACAACCGATATACGCAGTGCGATGGATTCTTACCAGCCACCAGCGCTGCCGACCATTCCGAAGACTCTCCCGCCGGGCACAGTCGAGGTCGTCAACGCCCTGTTCAAGGAGTTGCAGGCCATCTTTCCTGCTTGGAAACAGGCCTGGCCGAATGACGAAGCACTTGGAGCTGCAAAGCGCAGCTGGACCAAGGCGTTCATCGTCGCGGGGATTAACCAAATCGAGCAGATCCGTTTCGGTGTTGAGCGGTGCCGAGCTATGGGGACGGACTTCATGCCAAGCGTTGGCAAGTTCGTCAAGCTGTGCCAGCCAACACCGGAAATGCTCGGAATTCCCCCACACGACACAGCTTTTCGCGAAGCCTTGCTGAACCTGCATCCAGCACGGATCACAAGTAGGGAGTGGTCGCACCCCGCTGTGCGTCACGCAGCGCTCCAGTGCGAAATGCATAACCTCGCTGACCTGATTTCGGAAAAGGCCTGCAAGGTTTTCGATAGGGCATACGACATCACCATCCGAATGCTAATGAACGGTCTGCCGCTGGAGGAGATCGCCGTTGGCATTGGTCACGATTCGCAAAAACCTGAGTCGCAGCTGGCACAGGAATATGGCGATGCACGGTTCCTGGCGACTATGGCGCGTCAGTCGATTCCGGCATGCGGTCAGGAGGCGCGTCAGCAGCTATTAGAGCGTTTCGGAAAGCGCAAAACGGCTCTTGAGGCCCGTGCACATGGCTGATTCCCGTCTCGCTCCGACCAATCCCGCTGACTATCGGTACGCCGTGCACTGCTGCGGCTACAAGTGGGACCTCACTGACAAACCAGATCGCGCTGTTGGCCTGTTCGAGCATCGCGCTATTGCTCAGCAGTTCGGTCGCCTGATGTGGCCGACCGCTTTCGAAATCATCGACGTCATCACTGGGGAGAAGGTATGAGTTCCTACCTGAATGACAACCTTGTTCACTTCTGGATCGCCTTCATGCTGATCGTTGGTGTCAGCGCCTGGTGTGCTATCCGCCGTCTTGCTCGCCGGCTTCGGATGGCGCGGAGCGAGCGCAATTGAAGGCCGCCACCATGCAGTTGCCAATGCTACGGAGCACCAGAGCACCGAGACTTGACCGCGAAGGCATCGAACAGGCTGCTCTCATCTCCGAGCTGCGTCTTCGGATGCCAAAGGTGGCCGACCTCATTTACCACGTACCTAACGGCGGGCATCGTCACAAAGCCGTCGCCGGAAAGCTGAAGCAGCAGGGCGTTGTGGCCGGTATTCCGGACCTGGTGCTGACCATGGCCCGCGGCGGCTACTTCGGTCTGTACATCGAGTTCAAGGCTACGCCGCCGAATGACGCGGATGTCTCAGCTGCGCAGCACGAACGCATTCGAAAACTCAACGAACAAGGCTACCTGGCGATCGTGTGCCGGGGTCATTTCGAGGCCGTAGAAGCCATACGCGATTACCTCCGTCTCTCTCCTACTGTCGTGGTGATTCAATGAGTACCGCTGCCGTAAACCTGTCCGACGCCGAGATCAAGCGTCAGGCCGCCGATAGCTCGGTCGATACCCTGCGCGATCCGCGTCACCCTGGCCTGTATTTTCGGTTCAACGAGGGAAGGGCGCGCGGCTCCTGGTACTTGGTGGTGAAGCGTTCGTGGCGCCGGATTGCCGGTTATCCCGACCTAAAGGCCAATGCCGTGCTGGCGGTGCTGCCAGAGCTGCGTCAGCGCCTAGTGCTCAAGCCGAACGCCAGTGCAGCCATCGAGGCCTGGAGCACTGTCGGCCATCTGCTCGATTGGTACGGTGATCGGATGTCGCGTGATCGCTCGCTTTCGGACAAGCGCAAAGCCGGCGGCAAAACAGCGATCGCGTGTCACCTGAAGCCTCGCCTCGCGGATCTGCCGATTCGTGACGTGAGCGCCCAGACCCTCGACCAGATGCTGATGTGGCCGCTGCAAGCCATCCTGTCGTTGTCCTATGTGCAGCAGCTCTACCGCCTGCTGTCCGCGGCGTTCCGTCAGGCGCACAAGCTGGACCTGATCCCATTGAACCCAATGGCTGGCATGAAGTTCGCGGACTTCACCACCGCTCGCATCGTGCCTAAAGCGGCCCGGCTGCGCGGCGTGCAGATTCCCGACGTCCTCACCCTGTTGATCGATCGTTTCGAGACCGCACCGGCAGACGCCATGCTCGCCCTGATGATGCTCTGCCATGGCACGCGCATCGGCGAAACCCGCATGACGCGCTGGGCCGATATCGCGCTGCCAGAGCGTGAGTGGTTCATCCCCGCCGAGCACACCAAGACCCGGACCGAACACCGCCTGCCGCTGACCGACCAGGTATGCGCGCTGCTGCGTCGTTATCGCGCCGTCCAGCTGGCAGCCGGCTATCAAGGCGCCTACCTGTTCCCATCACGCCGTGGGTTGGCGCTGAGCGACAACCAAGCGAGCGCCGTATTCACCCGGCTGGGTATGGGTGAGTGGACCAGTCACGACCTTCGCAAGGTGGCTCGTACCGCATGGACTGACCTCGGTATCGACGGGCACATCGGCGAGATGCTGCTCAACCACTCGCTGGGCAAGATCGCCTCGACCTACATCAACACCCAGGCCACCGAGCAGCGTCGACTGGCTCTGGTGAAGTGGCACAACTGGTTAGATGGGCGTGGCTTCAAGGCGATTCACGGGCAGACAGGCGTTAGATATGAAGATTCGCAAAACACCCTGCAAGCTACGACCGGCGAGGCCTGCAAGGTGATTCCACAATTTGTTAATGGCGAGGTTTAAAAATGATGAAAAAGCAGCATGGCCCCGCCTTTCGACGTGATCTCAAGCCGTTAATGGAGTGCGGCATCTGTCGCGGTGCGGGCAGCACAGAGGGCGTTTTCCACCGCCTCGACTGCTTGGCTTGCCATGCATCCGGCTGGGTTTGTCGGGCCACTGGCGACGCGGTGCCGTTGGAAGAACTGGTACCGCAACTGAGCATGAAGCTGCGCAACGCCATTGCTGACCTTGCAAGGGCGCGCCAAGCCATCGGCGGTGCCCACGAACAATACGAACAGAACAACCGCCGCGGTGCCGGCGCTTCGAACTTCACTGGCGACTGATCGCCGTTCTTTATTTTTGCTGGGGAGAGTCACTATGAAACTGATCGGAGCGCGTCAAGCCTGGACCGACTCGCAGCATGAGTCGAACGCCTCAATATCCGCCGTAGCCATTGACTCGGCCAAGTCCGCCACCATCGCCAAGAAGGTCAGGGCTCGTCAGCATGAGGTGGTCTTTGCCGCCATGGGCGATGACAAAGAGGAACGTATAAAGGTGGCTCGCCAGCGCATCAGCATCAGCGAAACACGCCGTACACCGATCGGGCGATCCACAGCTCGCGCCGCGCATCTGGCAATGATGGGCAAGATTCAGCGCGCCATTGGCACGCTGCCTTTTCAGGTGCAGCAGTTTGGGCACTTCCTTTACCACCCGTGCCTGACCATGCAACACGTAATGAATGCCGTATTGCTGATCACCGCCAAGGCGCAGCTCCCTGATCTGACCTCAGCCAAGCGTGTGAAGGCTCAGTACCTGGTGACGCTGGCATTGCAGTCGTACAAAGCTGAAGTGACCGGTGCCGCCGAATGGGGGCCGGCTCGGGTGGCTGCTGAAATGAATGCGTTCTTCGGGGTATCGATTGAGCCGAAGCACTGGAATCGCGACTGGCTGGACTTGTGGGAATCACTGAAAGCGGTGATCAAAGAAGTGGATCTTGAGGCTCAATCTCCTGTGTGGCAGTTGATTCACGCGGAGAAAGAAGAATCGGCAGCGTAATCTGTTGACATGGTGGGAGTTTGCGGGTAATTTTCCCATAGTGCGCAACTTACCTCAAACGCACACCCCTTCGAAAACCCGGCCATTGAGCCGGGTTTTTTATTGCTCAAAGAAAACCCACCCACAAGGAATGCCGAATGATGAAGCGACTCTCCGCTTACCTGGGCCTGGCGCTTGCCGCCTGCCTGTCCTGTTTCTCCATGTCGGTATTCGCCGAGCCGATCACCAGTGCGTACCACGCGGCATTCGTCGCGAGCGAGCCGCAAGGTGTTGCGCTCAAGCGACTCGACCTGACCCTGGCCATGTGGCGAACGGGTAGCCAGTCCAGTGACGAAGGCCTGAAGACCAATCTGCGCGCAACCAGCAATCACTTCGTGATGACCTCGGCGAAACCCCTGCCCGAGAGCGACGGTTTGTCGCCCTGCTGAATAAGCCTGGTCGAAACGGAAAAAGCCCGAACACGCTTCGGGCTTTTTTGTACCGCCGAGGAAAGCCGCTACCAAGTGGATGCTTTCCCGGATGTATCAAATCCAATCGTTTCAGCTCCACCACACCCATTGCTCCGAGCTGGGAGTGCTGCTGGAGCTGACTTAAATCCGCAGGCGCAAGACTGAAAGGCCCTCCTGCTTACAACCCGAGGAAACATTATGTCTCCAGTAATGCGCTGCAAAATGGTCTGCCACGAAGTCACGCATGTGCGTCACGCCAATCAAGAGCGTGACGATCCGCTGTGTGATGTTCGATTCGGCGCGGTGTGTGCTCTGCCAAAAGATCCGCCTGGCGAAAACGCCGTATTCGGCAAGTACACGCCGGTAGCTGAGTACAAGGCCAAGATCGTGAAGTCAGTCGCCGACAAACTCGAGCCGGGCAAGGCTTACTACATCGACTTCACCCTGGCCGAATAAGGCCATCAAATTAACCGCTGCTCCCCAGCGTTTGGCGCCTCACACGGCGCCTTTTTTATTCACGGTGCCGCTCATGACAGAAGTTTCGCGCATTGCAGACAGCGCCACATTCAAGGTCGCTGTCCCGATATTGCAAACGATCTTATCTGCCGGCGCCATTGGTGCGTTTGTGTATGTGGTGGGCTCGCTCGGATCACTCCAGGTGCAGCTCGCCAACTACCAGACCAATCAGGCTCTCATCGGCCAGCGGGTTGATTCCTTGGAGCGATCGAGGGAGTCGACAGACAAGCTCGTCGACTCCCTGCGCATCTCGACCCAGCGCCAAGAGTTTCAGGTCAACCAGGTAGGTGAGAGCCTCAAGGCTTTAGCCCAGATGGGTAGACCCAAGTGAAGCGTCTTCTGATCGTCCTCATGCTGCTCACTGGGTGCGCACAGACAGACACGATCACCGAGCCGCCCAAGGTTCAACACACCACCCTTTACCGCTACATCAGCGAACCATGCGTTCCAGTCGAAGGCCAAAGCGAGCAGCTGCGGAAAGCTCTGAAGAGTCGCGACGAGTGGAAGCGCTATGCCGAAAGCCTCGAGCAACTACCTGCAGCGAAGAAAGCTCATGACCCTAATCCCTGAATGGCGAAAGTTCTGGCGAATGACCAGTGTTCAATTGGCGATCGTTGGTGTCGCGCTCAATGCTGCGGCCACTGGCTGGTCAGCGTTCCAAGGTGCTGTTGACCCGCTGGTGTTTGCCTCGGTGAACATGGTACTCGGTGTCGCCGTTGCGGTGTCTCGGGTCATTCAGCAGCCAAAGCTGCGTGAAGACGTACAGAAGCCCGACGAACAATCGAGCTGATCAGCGACAGAAAGTGTGTGATGGGGAGTCGAGATGTCGGGGCCAATTGCAATATCCGTCCGATACGACGTGAAGGAACTGACCAAGAAGCTTTCGGCTCTTGCGTACAAACAGATCGGATATGCGACAGCTCGTGCGCTGACCGCTATTGGTACCGAGGTTGCGGATGATGAGATTGATAACATCGCGTCGACCTTCAAGCAGCCCCGACCATTTACGCAGAGGTCAGTTGGTGTCCAAGGTGCAAGGAAGGACACGCTGAAGGCGATCATCTACGTCAAACCCATCGCGGCCAAGTACTTGGCGCCCTACGAGGAAGGTGGCTCGCATGTTCTATCTGGTCGCGCGCTGCTCAACCCGAAGAACATCAAGCTCGACAAGTATGGTCAATTACCTCGCAAGGCCCTTGAGCGGTTGAAGGCCCGGGCTGATGTGTTCATCGGTCCAGTGAAGACCAAGGCAGGCATGGTCAATGGTGTGTGGCAGCGGATACCGGCGAAGAAGAAGGTCGCTGCACATCTCAAGTTGCTGATCCGTTTCGGCGATGCGTTGGCCGTGACCAAGCGCCTGAACTATCGCAGCCGCGCCCAGGCACTCGTGAACCGCCGCTTCAATGCCGTGTTCGCTGAGGCCATCGGGCACGCGCTCGCGACGGCGCGCTGAGGCACCCTCCCTGCACCGTCGTGGTGCGTCGAGACGTCCTCGGGAGGGGTACCCCCCCCCATGATGGGTCCCTCTGCGCCCTTCTGGCATCGAGGGCATTGCGCGCCGCGCTTCTCCCCCAGCTATGAAGTCTCAAAGGTGTTCGCACCCCGGGCCCGACAATGAAAGAAGGCATCTCCATTCGCGAGTTCGCGAGACGCGAAGGCGTGTCCGACACGCTGGTTCGAAAAGCGCTGAAACTCAAGCGCCTCGTGGCTTTCGCCGACGGCTCGATAAATCCGGCGCTGGCTGGAAGCAGCTGGCGAGAAGGTAATGCGAAGGCTGCGAACAGTGCGAACCAAAGTGCGAACCCTGCGGTTCGCAGTTCGCAGGTCGAGCCGCGCACTGCAAACCTCTTGCCGGACGAGGATGAGTCGCTCGAAGGGCAGGCGCTGTGGTTGCTGGAAAACGGCGGAGTTGCCACCCGCGACTATGCCGAAGCCCTGCGCCTGAAAGAGAACTACCTAGCGCTTTTACGTCAGCTCGAATACGAGCAGAAGTCTGGCGCCCTGGTCTCTCTGGAGATCGCGGAAAAAATCCTATTTGAACAAGCGCGGGCATCACGTGATGCCTGGCTCAACTGGCCTACCCGTATTGGCCCACTCTTGGCTGCGGACCTTGGGCTTGAGGCTGATCGTGTGGTCGGAGCATTGACGGAGTATGTCCACAAACACATCAGCCAGCTCGGCGAGCCAGAAATTGAGGTCGAGTTCGTTAGCGAAACCTGATCGCCTGGTCCTCGCTTATCGCCAAGGCTGGACTCCACCACCACGTATCACCGTTCCAGACTGGGCAGACCGGTATCGCCGCTTGGCCAAAGAGGCTGGCGCCATTTCCGGTAACTGGGAAACTTCGACGGTTGAGGTGGCCCGCGGTCCGATGATGGCGGTGACAGAAGCCGGTGTGCACGTCATCACCGTGATGGTCAGCACCCAGTTGCTGAAAACGGCACTATTGGAAAATATCTTCGGCTACTTCGCGCACCTTGACCCGTGCCCGATGTTGTTGCTGCAACCCAAGGAAGCGGCCGCCGAGCAGTTCTCCAAGGAACGCATCAGCCCTCTGGTCCGTACAACCCCTGTCCTGCGTGCCTTGGTGGGTACAGGCAAGACCCGGTCCTCAGATGAGACGCTTTTGTACAAGGCCTTCCCAGGTGGGTTTTTGGCCCTGGCCGGTGCCGGTAGCCCGGACAACCTGGCGCGCCGGCCGATTCGCATTCTGCTGAGTGACGAGGTCGACAAATACCCGATCACCCGTGAGGGCGACCCGATCATGCTCGCTGAAGAGCGGACGGCCAGCTTCGGGGCCAACTGGCTTTCGGTGCGGGCTTGCTCGCCGACGGTTGAAGATGAATCCCGTATCGAGAAAAGCTACCTGGCATCCGATCAACGCCGCGCCTCTGTGGCGTGTCCTGCTTGTGGACATCGGCAGTTTCCCGAGTTTTTCAAACACGTCCATTGGCAGAAGGATCCGGACACCGGCGCTCACCTGCCAAAGACTGCGCGGATGTATTGCGAGGGATGCGGTGATCAGTGGTCCGAAGGTGATCGCCTCAAGTCGTTGCGCAGCATTCGCTGGCATCAGACGAAGGTCTTCCAGTGCTGCGGTGATCGGCATCAGCCGCTTGAGCAGTACGAAGCCTCTTGGAATCTTGACCGTATTGGTGCCGTAGAGCGCGTTTGGACGCTCTCGGAAAGTCCACGGCATTCGGTTTATCTGGCGCGTTGTCCAACCTGTGGCAGCCACCCGGTCGATAACGAACACGCGGGCTTCACCGCGTCGAAGCTGTACAGCCCCTGGTCTAAAGACAAGCCGGCAGACATTGCTCGCAAATGGTTGGCCTGTGGCGACGACGAGGATATGAAGCTCGCTTTTTACAATACCCAGCTTGGCCTTCCTTACCGGAAGAACTCCGGCCGGGAGATCCAGATTGAAAGTCTGGCGGCACGCTGTGAAATCTGGGCAGCAGAGGTGCCCGACGGTGTCGCATTGATCACCGTCGGCATCGACTGCCAGGACTACCGGCTGGAAATGGAAGTCATCGGTTGGGGCGTCAACGAAGAGTCCTGGTCGATTGATTATCACGTCATCGAAGGCGAGTTCGATCAACCAGAAACTCAGGCCTTACTCGATGCGTATCTCAAACGCATCTGGTATCGCGCCGATGGTTACGCCTTTCCGGTGATGGCCGCGTGTTTCGACTCCGGCGGTCACCACACGCAGGCGGTCTATGCCTTCTGCAAAGCTCGCATCGGTCGCCGAATCTGGGCGATCAAAGGTGAGTCAGCGCGGAACGGCAAACGCTCTCCTGTTTGGCCGACGAAAGTGCCAAGCCGGCGCAGCAAAGCCACCTATCGCCCAGTCATGCTGGGGGTGAACGCAGCCAAAGACACCATCGTGACGCGCTTGATGAAGGACAAACCGGGTCCGGGTTACATGCACTTCCCGGTCAGTCGCGACATCAACTACTTCGCCCAGCTCACTGCTGAGCGGTCGGTGGTGAAAGAGACGGGAGGCGTGAAGTATCGCGTCTGGGAGCCCCGGCCTGGCCGTGCAAACGAAGGTCTCGACTGCCGCGTGTACGGATATGCCGCGCTATGCGGGCTCATGCACATGGGTATCAAGCTGAACAAGTTGGCTGAAAAGGTCAACGCGCTGATCGGTATCCCTGTTCATCGCCCAGAGCCAGAGCCAGCAGCTCCGCTGGATGAGTCCGAGCCAGAAGGAAAGAAAACTGGCCCGCAAGTCATTCCGTCGAAACCCATCAAGAAAAAAACGCTGGCCAGCCGGCTCGCGTAGAACGTCCCCGCTCCGGCGGGGCAGACCTGGAGTTATCCCATGAACCGTTGTGGCCCAAACAGTAGTTTGTTGGCGGGCATTTCCCGGGAGTTATTGCAGGTGTCCTTGCAGAATGCCCAGCAGGCCTACCTCCAATTATCGATGGGCGGCAAGGTGGAAACCGCGACCTACACCCAGGGTGACGGCTCGAAGAGCATCACCTTCACCCGGGCCAATATTTCCCAACTCGTAAACATCATTCAGATGCTGCAGCAACAGCTCGGCATTGTTGGCCGGGCCCGTCGACCTCTCACATTCAGGTTCAAGTGATGAATAACCCTGTATCGATTGTTGGGCTCGACGGTAAGCCGATCCAGCCTTTGCGGCCGAGCCGGGGAAAGATGCTTGCACCCGGTGGTGGTTCGCCCTACGACGCTGCTGATATCTACGGTGAGCATGTCTCTGGCTGGAACCCAGTCCTCGGTTCGCCAGATGGCGAGCTCAACATGTACCGTGACCGGATCGTTTCCCGTGTCCGGGACCTGGTCCGAAATGATGGATGGGCATCGGGCGCTGTCACCCGCATTCTCGACAACGCCATTGGCGGTCACTTCCGACCATTGATCAAACCGGACTGGCGTGCCTTGGCGGCCTATACCGGTAAAAAGGCCTTTGATGCCACTTGGGCGCACGAGTTTGCCCAAGTTGCCAGCGCGAACTATCGGACGTGGGCGTTTGACACGGGCCGTTACTGCGACGCACAGCGTTCGCTGACCATTACACAGATGATGCGTCTGGGCTTTCGCCACAAGCTGATCGACGGCGACTCCTTGATGCAGGCCTGCTATATCCCTGAACGCGTGGGCCTTGGCCGTGCGAGGTATGCGACAGCGATCCAGCTGATCGATCCGGATCGGTTGAGCAACCCACAGCAGCAATTCGATTCAAACTCGTCTCGTGGTGGCGTCGTACTTGATGGATTTGGTGCCGCCAAGGCGTACTGGATTCGCAAAGCACATCAGGGTGACTGGTGGGCAGCTGCCGACAGCGTGACCTGGGAACAGATCCCTCGGGAAACCGAGTGGGGTCGGCCGATCATCATTCATGACTTCGATCATGATCGGGCTTCGCAGCACCGTGGCGGTTCAGGCATTTTCGCGCCGATTCTGCAGCGCATGAAAATGCTCGCAAAATACGACGCCGTCGAACTGGATGCGGCGGTGATCAATTCGATTTTCGGGGCCTACATCGAAAGCCCTTTCGATCACAGTCTGGTTGCGGAAGCCGTCGGTGAAGGGGACGACATTTCGGCCTATCAGGATCAGCGCGCTGATTACCATGCCAGCCGAAAAACCATGCTCGGTGAAGCACGAGTACCGATTCTGTTTCCCGGCGAGAAGATCAACGCAGTCACCGCAACCCGGCCGAATGCCAATTTTGCAGGGTTCGAGAAATCGTTCCTGAACAACTTTGCCTCGGCCACAGGCTTGTCGGCACAGCAGATGTCGCACGATTGGTCGGATACCAACTACAGCTCGGCGCGTGGCGCTCTGCTGGAGGCATTCAAAACCCTGACGCGTCGTCGTAACGACTTTGCCAACAACACCGCACAGCCGGTGCTGGGGTGCTTCATGGAGGAATCCATGGAAGTCGACGACTACCCGCTGCCCCATGGTGCTCCGGAGTTCATGGAGTGCCGCTCGATGTACTCGCGTGCCGAATGGATGGGGCCTGCTCGTGGCTGGATTGATCCTGTCGCAGAAAAGCAAGGCGCGGTACTGGGTATGGATGCGGGTCTTTCCACGCTGCAGCAGGAATGCATGGAGCAAGGGTTGGATTACGAGGAAGTGCTCGAGCAGCGCAAGCGCGAAATCGACAAGTTCAAAGAACTGGGCATTCCTTGTCCGACATGGGCCGGCATGCAGATCCCTGGCGGATATACGTCGGCGGACGAAGCCATACAGAAACCGAGGCCTACCTAATGCAATTTGGACATCTTGCTCAACGGCTCTTCAACGTACCGGTAGCGATCCGGCCGGAGAAAGCCGAAGTCATCATGGCCGCCCTTGCTGAGCGAATGGGCATCGGACGCATGATGCGGGTCAGCGGCGATGCCATTGACCTGACGCCACTTGCCTTGGAGGGCGATGGCTACAGCTACGCCGATCGCGAGTCTCGCGATACCGGCTACGACCTGGTTGGGAGCGTGGCAGTTATTCCCATCCACGGCACGCTGGTGCAGAAAACCGGGACGCTCCGGCCGTGGAGTGGCATGACCGGTTACGACGGGTTGCGCCAAGCCTTCCTGACCGCTCTGTATGACCCCAAAGTTGAGGCGATCGTGTTGGATGTCGACTCACCAGGTGGTGAGGTCTCGGGCTGCTTCGACTTGGTCGACACTATTTACAGTGCCCGCGGGGTCAAGCCTATCTGGTCGATTCTCAATGAGTCGGCATATTCGGCGGCCTATGCCTTGGCCAGTGCCGCTGACAAGATTTACGTTCCGCGCACTGGTGGCACCGGCTCGATTGGCGTGATCTGCATGCATGTCGATTTTTCCAAGGCGCTGACTTCCGCCGGCATCGAGGTGACGTTCATCACCTACGGCGATCGCAAGGCCGACGGCCACTCCGAGATCCCTTTATCAGCGCCGGCGCTGGCGCGGTTCCAGGATGACATCGACACCATGGGCGAGTTGTTTGTGGAAACCGTCGCCCGCAACCGAAACATCGCGGCCAGCAAGGTTCGCGCAACCCAAGCTGGCACCTACCTCGGCGCCGCCGGTGTTGCTGCTGGCTTGGCCGACGCTGTCGCGGCGCCCGACGCCGCTTTCCGGGCGCTGATTTCCCAGCTGGCCTAGCACCAACCATTCAGAGGATTGACCATGACCATTCGAAACAGACTGAGTGCGGCGATGCCGTTTGCCCAGCTGCTGGGTTTCCATCCGCGCGCCGATGAAGGCGACGACGAGGATAAATCCAAGCGTGCCAAGGGCGAGGGTGACGATCCGGACAAGGACGACGATACCCAAGGCAAAAAAACCAAAGGTAATAAGGCCGAAAGCGACAAAGACGACAAGGATGACGATGACGGTGGTGCCAAAGGCGCCAAGAGCGAGGGTGACGATCCGGACAAGGATGACGCTAAAGGGCGTAAAGCCAAACGCGCCGATGATGATTCTGACGATCCTGACGCCGAGGATGGCGACGAAGAAACGGCATCTAGGCAGGCCATCGTCAGCCAAGAGCGTGCGCGCTGCGCCCAGATCGTGGCCCACGGTTTCAAGGCCGGCAGTCCGGAACAGGCTTGCGTGTTTGCTTTTGACACCGGCATGTCGGCTGATGCGGCGATCAGCGCAATCAACGCCGCCGGAGCAGTCGGTGGTAAGGGCGGCAATTTCAAAGACCGCATGGCCGCTGCCAAGGTCCAGAATGTTGGCGCCGGTGGTGGTGACGATCTCCCGGCTGATGTTTCGCCGGTCGCGCAACAAATCATTGCGGCCGCAGCTCGCGCTCAGCCTCAGACACGCTAACCCAAACGTCTAACGGAGATCGACAGCATGTCGCTGACCCCAACTGAAATTCGCGATAATCCTCAACAGCCAGGCGTCCAGGCTCAGGTCTACATTCCTGATCAACTGATCGCCGATGCGCGCAATCTGGTTACACAGCCAATTCTGCTGGGTGCCGGCGTGCTGAAGCGCGGTACGGTGCTGGGCCAACAAAACGTCAACCCTGTGCAGGTAGTGGCCGGGTCGAGTAACACCGGCAACGGTACCGTTGGTACTGTGGTCGTTGGTTCTGCCATCGAAACTGGCGGGTACGCGCTGCTGGCCACCTCGGCCACAGTGTTCAAGGTGACTGACCCAGAAGGTGTTGTGCTGGGTAATGCCACCGTGGGTACCGCGTTCAGTCACGCCGAAATCGGTTTCACTATCACTGCGGGCGGTACCGCGTTCGTGGTTGGCGATAACTTCACCATCAACGTCTTCGATGCCGTCGGCACCTACATCCAGTGTGTTCGCACTGCATCGGACGGCAGTCAGACCCCGGTTGCCATTCTCGTCGATGACGCGGATGCGACGGATGGCCCCGTCACTGCTGGCGCTTATCTGGCCGGTGAGTTCAACGCTTCGAAGCTGATCTTCAGTTCGACCTGGGCGCTCGCCGCTCTGGTATCGGCAATGCGTCCTTACGGGCTGTTCGCCAAATCCTCGATCTCGTCGGCCTCGCCTTCGAACAACTCGGCGCCGTAATTCGGCCCATACCCTACTGCCCACAAAGGCCCGCTGATGCGGGTTTTTTTGTGGGCTGGATTTAGCTTTTTATTGCTTGGAGAGGCCCATGACCGCCGCCAGTTCGTTTCCTTTCAGCACCACCGATCTGATTCAGGTCGTGCCGACGCTCAAGCGTCCGCAGAAATTCCTGCTCGACAAGTTCTTTCCGAACATCCAGAGCTCGGAAACCGAGTTCGTGGCGATCGATATCGACGTCGGCCTGCGTCGTATGGCCCCGTTCATCAGCCCGCTGGTGCAGGGCAAGCTGGTTGAACAACGCCGCTATCAGACCAACACCTACAAACCGGCCTACATCAAGGACAAGCGCGCTCCTGACCTGCGCAAGCCGATCATGCGTCAGATCGGTGAACGCATCGGTGGTGGTTCCATGACCGCCGGCGAGCGCGAGATGGCCAACGTCGCCTTCGAAATGGCGGATCAGATCGACATGCTCGATCGGCGCCTAGAGTGGATGGCGGCTTCTGCGCTGCTCACCGGCAAGGTCGTGGTTTCGGGCGAGGGTTTCGAAACCGAAGTGGTGGACTTCGGCCGTGACTCCCAGCTGTCGATTGCCCTGACTGGCAATAACCGGTGGGGCATCCCGGCCAACTTCAACGCTGCTGGCCGCGACACCATTCCAGCCAACAATCTGGAAGAGTGGCAGACCCTGATGCTGCAGCTTTCCGGGGCTCAGGCCACTGACCTGGTCTTCACCACGTCGGCTTGGAAGACCTTTTCCAATGACGAAAAAGTCTTCGGCGCGATCTTCTTCCCGAAACAATCCGAAGCCGGCAGCATCAACATCGGCCCACAGATTGCACCGGGCGCGGTATACAAAGGTCGCTGGGGCCAGTTCGATCTGTGGCTGTACAACGACTGGTTTATCGATGACAACGGCGTTGAACAACCAATGTTGCCAGACGGCTACATGATCATGTCGGGTCAGCAACTGCTGGGTACTCGCGCGTTCGGCTCCATTCTCGACCCGTCGTTCAACTACCAGGCCATGCCGTACGCGCCGAAAACTTGGGTCGAGCAGGATCCGGCGCAGCGAATTCTGCTGATGCAGAGCTCGCCTCTGGTCATCCCGAGCCGGGTTAACGCCTGCCTTGCAGCGAAAGTCTGCGCTCCGGCGAGCGGCAGCTGATGGCCCGCGCCTCTGAAACGGAGGTCTCTGTAACGGAGGCCGTCGTGGCCCATGGCCGAACCGTGATGGGCGTGGATGGCAAGCGTTACGGACCCGGCGAGACTGTCGAGGTGCCAGCGACTGAGGTCGCGTCTCTGACGGTGCTGGGGTTTCTCATCGACGGCGATGCTGTCGTGAAGAAACAAAGCGGGCCGCATGTCAGCGTGGCTGCCGGGCCGACCGTGAGGATCGCGTAATGATCGACTGGGATAGCTTGGTACTCGGCCCACTGGAAACCATTTTTGGCGAGGGTGAGCAGCCGGCAGGGAAGGTGATGTTCTACCCGGCGGTCGGTACCGGCTATGCCATCGATGGCGTTTTTGATTCCGCCTATCGGGAGGTCGAGATGATCGACCCGATGGTCGGGGTTGCCTCAACTCAGCCCGTGTTGGGTGTTCGTCTCTCCGTATTTGTTGCGCCGCCGGAGCAAGACGATCAGGTATTTATCCCTCGCGTTGGCAAACGGTACCTGGTGATGGAAGTACGGCCTGACAGTCATGGCTGGGCCAAACTCATGCTGAGTGAAATGTAATGACCACCACTTCCCAATTGCGGCAGATAACGGCAGAAGCACTCAAAGCCAGTACATCTGCTGGCGATAATGTTTTTGCTGCACGGTCTTGGCCAACCTGGAATGGCAGCTACCCGATTATCTGGCTGCACTCTCCGGAAGAGTTCAAGGAGTCATTGGGCCGAAATGGCGGGCCTCAATACACCGTGACGGCAACAATTCGGATTTCCGCCCGAGTCCAGCTGAAGGCACTTCCACGAAACGCCGCAGCCAGCGCGATGATCCTCGCACTGGAGGGCATGCAGCGTCAGATTGAAATGGCGCTGATCAACTTCCCGCCACTGATGAGCCGCCTACAGCAGTTCCCCTTCATCCGCTCCACCATGGAAGAGGATGGTGACGGCGAACAGCAGCTGGGTGAGCTGGTCATGGATGTTGGTATGGAGTTTTACCAGGGCCCGGAGGACTTTTATCCGCTCGAAGGTCCTGTACCGGTTCCGCCGTTTGATCCAGCTGCTGAAGTGGCGGCTGTTCAGCCCATCGGTCCGCTCGATTCGGTCGAAGTCACTGACGACCTGACCAACGTTTTTGACCCTACCGGCACTTACCCAGATGCGCCATTTCCCGATGCGGTCAATCCGGCTCCCCGGACGGACGGCCCCGATGGGCGGGAAGAGGGTGGTCTCTCATTTGAAAATCTGCAGGAGTAATCATGCGAATTTATCCCTCGCCGGGTCTGCTAGTACGTGACCCGGTAAAACGTGACTTCCTGCCAGAAGCGGGCCGTGAAGTTCCTGATGGCGACATCTATTGGTCTCGCCGACTGAACTGCAACGATGCAACTCTCACCCCTCCAGCCCCGGAAGCTTCGGTACCGGCCAAGGTGGAAAAGACCAAAGCGAATGAAGGGAGTGACCGTCAATGACCGTCCCGTTCAGCAATATCCCGGCGAATCTGCGGGTTCCTCTGTTCTATGCCGAAGTCGATAATTCACAGGCCAATAGCGGCGCCCAGACTCAGCGCTCTCTGATTATCGGTCAGATCACTGCGTCGGGTAACGGTGTGGTGAACGTTCCTGTTTTGGGCCAGGGTGTCAGTGATGCCAAGGCTAAAGGTGGCCTTGGCTCGATGCTCGCACTGATGACCGACGCTTATGTGCGCGCCGATGACTTCGGCGAGGTCTGGTTTCTGCCACTGGCGGATGCTGCTGGCGGTGTCGCTGCGACTGGTACGGTTCTGATTGCCGGTACCCCGACCGCTACGGGCGTGATCTCGCTGTACATCGCCGGGCAGCTGCTGAGTCTGACGGTCACCACCGGTGAACTGGCTGCCGATATCGCCACCGCGTTGGCAGCGTTGGTGAACAGTTCCAGCGATCTGCCGGTTACTGCGACAGCCGCTACCGCGACGGTCACCCTCACGGCCAAAAATAAAGGGCTCGGGGGAAACGAAATTGACCTGCGCCTGAATTACCAAGGCTCATCGAGCGGTGAGGCTGCTCCGGAAGGACTGACTCTGACCCTGACGCAGATGGCTTCGGGAGCTACCAACCCGACGCTGGACACTGCACTGGCGAACCTGGGTGACGAGCCCTTCGACTTTATCGTTTGCCCTTACACCGATACCTCTTCGTTGAACGCGTTGAAAAACCTGCTCAATGACAAGACCGGCCGGTGGAGCTACGCGAATCAGGTCTACGGGCATGTGTTTGCTGCGCAGCGCGGAACAGTTTCGGCTTTGTCGACTGCCGGCAATGCCCGCAACAACCAGCACGAAAGCATCATGGGCTTCTATAATTCGCCTTCGCCTGCGTGGATTTGGGCAGCTGATGTGGCTGGTACGGCCGCCGTTGCGCTACGCGCCGATCCGGGCCGGCCGCTGCAGACGCTCACTTTGAGCACAGTGCTGGCGCCGCCATCGCCTTCGCAATTCATTCTGGGCGAGCGCAATACACTGCTGTGGGATGGCATCTCGACGTTCATGGTTGGCAGTGACGGCACCGTGGCGATCGAGAACTTGATCACCACCTACCAGCAGAATGCCTTCGGCGCGGCCGACGACAGCTACCTGCAAGTCGAAACGCTGTTCCTGCTGATGTTCGTCTTGCGGGCGCAGCGATCGCTGGTCACCTCGAAGTATTCGCGGGTGAAGCTGGCGGCCAACGGCACACGCTTTGCGCCAGGCTCTGCCATCGTTACTCCCAACACTATCAAGGCCGACCTGATCGCCCAATATGGCGAGATGGAGTTCAACGGCTTCGTACAGGACGCCGCGGGCTTTGCCAAAGGCCTGATCGTTGAGAAGAACAGCGCCAACCCAAACCGTGTTGATGTGTTGTGGCCCGGCACGTTGATCAATCAGCTGCGAATTTTCGCGCTGCTCGCTCAATTTCGCCTGTAACCCAGGCTGCCCGTCAACGACCGCTTTCGAGCGGTTTTTTTTCGCCTGGAGATAAACATGGCTGATAACACCAACCGCCTCGCCGGGACCTGCTACCTGACCGTCGACGGTGTGACCTACATGCTTGCCGGTGACTTTTCCTACAAGGTTTCCGGGGTTTCCCGCGAAACCCTAAAGGGGCAGGACGGCGTTCACGGTTACAGCGAAACGCCGCAGCCCGGCGCCATTAACGCGACACTGCGGGACTCGGCTGGCCTCAGCCTGGCCGACATCAACGGCATGAGCAACGCCACCGTTGTGGCTGAGCTGGCCAACGGCAAAACCATCATCGGCCGCAACATGTGGGCCCTTGATCAACAAGAAGCCAAATCTTCCGACGCCACTATTGAAGTGAAGTGGGAAAGCCCTTCCGTAACGGAGAATTGATCCATGTTTGAAGAAGAAATCACCATCACTCTGGTCAAGCCTGTAGTGATCGGCAAGGGCGATGCCGCCATCACGTATGAAGAACTGAAACTGCGTGAACCGACCGCGGGCGAAATCGAAAAAGCCACTCGGGCGGACACCTCGGTTGGCGCCGCGATCACTCTCATCAGCTTGATCGCCGCTATCCCGCGTTCCGCGGCTGAAAAACTCTGCAAGCGGGACCTGGTAAAGGCAAACAACTTCCTCGAGGGTTTTACCGACGCTGGCCCGTCGGAGGTGGAGGCTGGCCAGAGCTGATTGCTGAGCTGACCAAGTACTACGGCTGGGGCCCGCGCGAGGCGTGGTCGTTGAGTTTGACGGAATTGGGCTGGTGGAATGACCAAGCCAAACGCATGGCGGGGTAACGACAGTGGCTAACACCTTCACGATCACGATCGACGCGGTGGATAAAGCCACCGCCACAGTGCGCAAGGTCAACGATGCTATCAATCGGTTGACCCGGCCATTCGGGGAGGTCGGTAAATCCTTCAAAGGCCTTGGGCGTGAACTGGGTTTTGAAAAGATCGGAAAGAACCTTGGCAATATCGGCCAGCAAGCCGGTGCGGCCGCTCGCAGCATAGGGTCAATTGTCGCGCCAATGGCGGCCATTACCGGCATTGGCTCGGTTGCCGGCATCGCCACACTTGCCAGTAACTGGGCCAACCTTGGCCGGTCCATCGACAACAGTGCACACAGTATCGGGAGCTCCACGGGACAGCTGCAGTCATTCCGGGGCGCTGCAAAAATGCTGGGTATCGATACGTCGGAGACCACTTCAAGCCTCGATAACCTGGCGACGACCATGCAGGACGCGCAATGGGGTCGGAATCAGGGTGCGTTGATGATGTTCAACAAGCTCGGGATCGGCCTGAAGAAATCCAAGGATGGCGCATGGGATGTGGTCGGGCAGTACAAGGCCGTGGCCAATGCCATCGCCAAGGAAGCCGACCCACAGAAGCAAAAGTTGATTGCCAAAGCTTTTGGTATGGAAGGGATGTTGCCGTTCCTTCGTGAAGGTGCTGCCGGTATCGAGCGCTACGAAACCATGGTCAAGCGCCTCGGCTATGTGATGAGTGAGGACGCAGTAAAGCGTGGCAAGGAGTTCTCGCAGTCGTTGGCCGGCCTTGGCGTCGTCGTTGATGGAACCAAAAACTCCATCGGTGACAAGTTGATTCCCGTAATGAGGCCCCTGGTCGAGCAGTTCACCAACTGGCTGGCAGTCAATCGAGAGTTGATTGCCACCAATGTCGGCGACTGGGCAAAAGGGTTTGCTACCTGGATTGGCAAAATCGACTGGAAAAAAGTCGGCGAAGGAATCGTCAACTTCGGCAAGGGGATTGGCAAGGTCGTCGACTGGTTGGGCGGCTGGGAAAATGCCGCCATCGCGGTTGTGGTGGTGATGAATGCGGGGTTAATTGGCAGCGTTTTATCGCTCGGGATGACCCTTGGCCGCGCTGGGCTTGGCATTCTTTCGTTTATCGGCTTACTCGGCCGATGGAGAGGCGCCGCCACCGCCGCGGCAGTGGCGCAGAATACATTGGTGGCTGGTCAGGGCGTCAGTTGGTTGGCGTCTGGCGCTGCGGTCGGCCTGTCGACTGTCGCTGCGGGCGCGGGCGCCATGCTGTATTCATCGTCGCTGAATCAGGGAGAAGACGCTGAAGTTCGACGCATCCGCGCATCTCAAGGCCTTCCAGAGAACGAACCGAAAACGCCGAAGCTCGATGCGCTTGCTGGGGCTTGGAATAAGGTTCAAGGCACCAATAAGGACGTGGCCAATTTTGCTCAGGATTATTTTCAGTCGCAGGGTTGGAGCAAACAGGCTGCCGCCGGCATTGTTGGGAACGGTATTGCCGAAAGCAATCTGGACCCTACAGCCTTAGGCGACTGGGGCAGAGCCCGCGGGATCTTTCAGTGGCATCGTGACCGCCAAGACAACTTCGAGAAATGGGCCGGTTTCAGCATGATGGATCCGCGCGCGGACACCATGAAGCAGTTGGAATTTGCCAACTACGAACTGACTCAAGGAACAGAGTCATCCGCTGGCTCGAAACTTCGTGGGGCCAAAACTGCTGAAGAGGCTGGGGCTATTGCCTCGCGCAGCTGGCTGCGACCTGGCACCACGGAGGATGCGAAGGATCGTGAGGCTTCTGCTCGTGCTGCCCTGGCTCGAGTATTGGAAGGGCCTGTCACCTCGGCCGCATCTCCGACCTCGCAAGACCAGCCTGTTGCGCCGAAAGGTCCGTACAACATGGGCAACACGCCTGGCCCGAGCAGTGGAAAAGTTAAGGTTGAAGTAGAGCTAAAAGGTGCAACCGAGGGGACCAAGGTGAGCGTTCAGTCCGAAGGTAATGTACAGGGCTCCAGTCGTATCGCTTACACCGGAGTAGGGGGAGGCGTATGAGTTTACTATCCGACATCATCCAGATCGCGGAGGAGTCCAACAAGACCTGGACCGAGACCTTGCACAAGGCCTCATTTCGCGGGGTGCCATTCGCGGTTTACGGCGGGGATGCCCGCTTTGGCCGTCGACTGGCGCTCCACGAATACCCTGGACGAGATAAGCCGTACATCGAAGACATGGGGCGGTCAACGCGGCGAATCCGCATGAGTGGTTTCCTCGTCACTGATAGTTTCATCTACGGAGGCGGAAGCGCCTTGGCCCAGCGAGATGCACTGGTGGCTGCGGCAGAGAAGCCAGGGCCTGGGGCGCTCATCCATCCAACGCTCGGCGCGCTGACTGTCAGCGTGCCGGCCGAGGGCTTGAGCGTCGTCGAACGCTGGGACATGGGGCGCTACTTCGAAATCAGCTTCACCTTCATCGAGTCAGGCGACCGAGTATTTCCGAGCATCACGTCTTCGACCGGCAGTCTGCTGGATAAGTTGGCGGCCGCGCTCGGGTTGTCCTCTGCGCTTGATTTCGTGCGCAAGGTCATCGGCGGTGTCACTGCTGTCATCAATGCTGTTGAGGGAGTCATCAAGTTCGGCAAAGCCATTGTCGGCATGGTCGTTGGCGTTATTGCGGACTTCAAGGTTCTGGTCGGGCGCATCACCCGGGATGTGCGCAGCATCACCAGCTTGGCTGGTTTGCTGACCGGTGACTTCGGACGTTACGCCAACGGCAACGTCAGCAGCGCGTTAATTACCAGTAAGAAAGCGAAAAACAGCAGCGCAACGATGGCAGATTTGATCGCCAAGAACACCGCAAACCGCGCGGCCGTTGACGCGGCTATGGATAACCTAGTTGAGGCTGCGGCGAATCTTGATGCGAGTAACGGCGCGGTTTTTACCGATGCCGTTCAGGCGCTCATGGATTCATTGGTGGCTGGTATCGCCGATCCCGGTAATGCAATCGCGCTGCTCGGCCCGCTTGCCAGTTACACCCCTGAGGCGTTTGGCGGGGCGGGCGTGATTGGTTCGGCGCGAGTCGTCGCCCAAAACGCAACGTCGGCGCTGTTGCGGCGTTCGGCCTTGGCGGCGATTGGGAAAGTTGTGGCGACGTATGTGCCGAGTTCATACGACGAGGCCATCAACACCATGGGCGTCGTCACGGGGTTTATCGATGCCGAGGTTCTGTCGGCAGGAGATTCCGGGGATGACGAAAGCTATAACGCGCTGCTCGCGCTCCGTCAGGCGGTGGTCGTTGCGCTGACCACCACTGGCGCGACACTGCCTAACCTTGAAACCTTCACCTTCCGCACGGCACTGCCAGCGCTGGTCATGGCCAACAGGATTTACCAGGATGCATCTCGCACTGATGAGTTAATCCAGCAGGCAAACCCGATACACCCGGCATTCATGCCGACCACTATCAAGGCCCTGGCCCGGTAAGGAAAACTTGTGGAAGAAGACGAACTCTACCTGACCTCCG